GGCGCGACCACCTTCACTGAATACCGTGGCATTTTCGAGAAGGACGCCGCGCTGTCGCGCCGTTTCCAGAAGGTGGACGTGGTCGAGCCCACGGTCGAACAGACGGTGGACATCCTCAAGGGGCTCAAGAGTCGTTTCGAAGAGCACCACAGCGTCAAGTACGCCGTGGCCGCGCTGCAGGCGGCGGCAGAGCTTTCGGCCAAGTACATCAACGACCGCCAGCTGCCCGACAAGGCCATCGACGTGATCGACGAAGCCGGTGCTGCCCAGCGCATCCTGGCCGCCTCCAAGCGCAAGAAAACCATTGGCAAAGGCGAGATCGAGGACATCGTGGCCAAAATCGCCCGCATCCCGCCGGCCAATGTGTCCAACGACGACCGCGGCAAGCTGCAGAGCCTCGAGCGTGACCTGAAGAGCGTGGTGTTCGGCCAGGACAAGGCGCTGGAGGTTCTGGCTGCGTCCGTGAAGATGGCGCGGTCCGGTCTGGGCAAGGGTGACAAGCCGATCGGTGCCTTCCTGTTCTCCGGCCCCACGGGCGTCGGCAAGACGGAAGCGGCGAACAACGTGCTCGGCTACTTCGTCCACCAGCAACCGGCGCCGGCGATGCTCGTCATGCCGCGCGCCGACGACGCGCGCCTCGCCGCAGAGCGTCGCATTCTGCCGATGATCCATGCGAGCCCGGGCCTGCGCGATGAGCTGACCGACCGCGCGCACGACACGAAGGCGCGCGAGATCGCGTTCCGCCGGTCCGTGCTTTACTTCCGCGCGGCGCAGAGCCCGGCCGATCTTGCGTCCGTCCCGGTCCGAATCATCTGCGGCGACGAGATCGACAAGTGGCCGAGCTGGACCGGCAAGGAGGCGAACCCGCTGTCGCTGCTGGCCGAGCGCACGCACACCTACCCGCGCTCGCATCTGATCTTCCTGACGAGCACGCCGACGACGCGCGACGGACTGATTGCGCGCGAATACGAGGACGGCGACCAGCGCTCGTTTCTGGTGCCGTGCCCGCATTGCCAGACGTACCAGGCGCTGCGGTGGCGTAACTTGCACTGGGATCGCGAACGCATCACGACGGCGCGCGACATGCGCGTCGAGCGCCGGGCTTGGTTTGCGTGCGAGCGCTGCGGAGGGCAGATCGACGACGAGAACAAGCCGTCGATGATGCGCGCCGGCGTCTGGGTCCCGCGCCGCTACACCATCGAGGAGTGGCTCGCCGGCGCGCGCGAAGCCGACCGCGTCGAGCATCGCAGCTACCACATCTGGGCAGCCTATTCGCCGTGGCTTCCCTGGTGGCGCGTCGCGGCCGAGTTCCTATCCAGCAAGGACGAACCGAGCCGGCTGATGAACTTCACCAACTCCTGGCTTGCCGAGGTCTGGGAGGAGCGGCTCGACGATGTCGGCGACGAAGCGGTCGCGGCCTGCCTCGAGCAACGCCGGCAGCGCGAGGTCCCGCCGGAGGTCCAGCTCGTCACGGGCTCCGTCGACGTGCAGAAGGACCGGCTTGAGTGGTCCGTGCATGGCTGGGGCCTGAACGAGGAGACCTGGCTCCTCGCCGCCGGCAAGGTCACGACTTGGGAGGAGCTCGCCGAGGCCGTCGTGCTCTCGACGTGGGGCGATCGCAAGCTGCGGCCGCGCGCCGTCCTGATCGACTCGCGCTATCGCCGCGACGAGGTGATCGACTTCGCGCGCCAGTTCGCGCCGGTCGTCCGCATGATCGCCGGCGTCGAGCGCGACTCGCCGATCCCGTTCGGCACGCAGCGCCTCGACCGGCATCCGCGGACGGGCGCCGTCATGCCGGGCATGCAGGTCTGGACGATCAACGTCGGGATGTTCAAGGACCTCGCGCACGCGAGGCTTGCGCGAGCTCTCGAGAAGGACGCCGGACACACTGGCCGGATCCACCTGCCGATCGACCTGCCGGAGGACTACGTCAAGCAGCTCTCGAGCGAGCACAAGGTCCGGCAGCGGTCCGGCTCGCGCATGCGCACGCGCTGGACGCTCCGGCCTGGGCAGCAACGCAACGAGGCCTGGGATCTGCTCGTTTACCAGATCGCCGCCGCGCGCATGATCCGCGCCGACCTGCTGCGCGACGACGCGCAGCTCGTCGGTCTGCCGGCGCCGCCGACGCCGAGCTCGCCGCCGCGGCGCGATCCGCGTCGAGAGCCGCGCTCGCGCTTCCCGCTGCTCGGAGGCCGATGACGAATCCGCCGGCAGACGAGACCGACGACACGCTGCCGGTCGTTCCCTTCGTCGCCTTCCGGTGTCCGCGCTGCAACGCGCACAAGCCGAGGACGCATGCCGTGCGAGGCCGATACCGGCAGCACCGATGCCAGGCCTGCGGGCTCAACTACCGCTCGCTCGAGCTCACGCATGACGAGGCGCGCCGATGGTTTTCGACTCCGCAGAGCGGATCCAAGGGTATTCCCTGATGCGCGGCGTCGGTATCGTGCGGACCGTGCGAGCTTGTTGTCGTCATGAGCAAGAGGGGGCCGAGGCCGGCAGCGGCCTCGGCTATTTCTTCGTCGCTGGAGGTCGCGCCTAGTGGCTGTCCGCAAGTTCTTCCTGACGTTCGGACAAAGCAACGGCGGCACGATGGCGCCCGCCTCGGAGGGCAGCCCGACGGACTGGGAGCAACTGCACGCCGGCATCGCTATCGCCGCCGGCACGAGCTCGCCGACCTACACGCAGGGCGGCTATAACGACCTGTTCGTGATGCCGGGCACGTTCCCGAATCACCAGGTCGTCGACCTCAAGGCGAAGGCCGTGCGCGGCATCCGCTACCTGACGCCCTACAACCCGACCTGCACGGGCGCCGGCAATCCGCAGCTCGCCGGCACGGTCGAGTTCTACACGTCCTACCCCGGCACCGGCCGCATCCTGGCCGGCAGCACGACGTCGGCGCTGTTCGTCGATCGCATCTGGCAGCACGACCCGACTGGGCAGACGATCGTCCGCGAGGCGACTGGCACGACGCACACAATCACCGGCTGGGGCGTCAACTACCCCAACCCCTTCGCGCCGCCTCCAACTCTCGGCCCGACGTGGGCGAACGCCGTCACGGTCTCGCCGGCATTCGATCCGGCGCCCGTGACCGGCGAGCAGATCACGTTCCAACACGTCGCCGGCGAGAACAGCGGCGTCGGCAATAACGCGATCGTCTGCCTCTCGATGCGCTACGGCTACGACTGGGACGGCGCAGGCGCCGGTGGATGGAAGGCCGGGCTCGACGGTCTGCAGCTCTCCTGCACCGCGGGCACGGCAGCGAACCTGGTCGGCACGACTGGAGCTCGCACGATCAAGCGAGCCTACCTCGGCGCCCGAATAAACCCGACCACCGGAGCGCCGATCGTCGAGATCGAGCTCACGACGCCGTTTCCCCAACCGCCCGCTGCCGGCGACGTCTTCACGCTCGCGCCTGCGCCGATTGGCTCGACTGCGGTCCCGTTCCGCAAATGGGCCTTTTTCCTGCCGTGGAGCCCGCACGAAGGCGAAAGCAGCGGCAACCCCGCCGGCACGCGCAACCCCTACCCGCCGGGCTTCAACTACCCAAACCATCACGACACGCCGTCGATCTACCAGCCTTTCTCCGGCTCGACGCTGATGTACGGCGGTGCCGGGCAGCCGGCCTCGAGGCGCTGCGCGTATCACGTCGGCCTGGCTAACCGTTTCCAAGAGGCGCTGGGCGAGGAGATCTACGTCGTCTCGCTGGCCGTCAATGGCACCAGCATCGCGCACAACGAGCTCTCGGCCTCGACCGCGCCGGCCGTCGGATGGCACGACCCGCGGCAGCAGACGAGCTGGGCGCCCGGCGAGGCGAACGGCTGCTACCAGCGGCTGCTCGACGTGCTCGACTCCGCGGTCCTCGCAGCGACTGCGCAAGGCGATACGCTGGAATGCCTCGGCGTCTTCTTCATCCAGGGCGAAGGCGACTCGGTCTATCTGCCGTGGGCAGAGCGCTATCGAAAAGGCCTCATCGGTCTCAAGCGGGCCGTGCGCCAGGCGATCAAGGATCGGAACCTGTTCGCCGGCGCCGCGTCGGCGATCCCGTGGATCCAGCCGAAGATCCGCGAGGCCGCGCCGTGGACCTACGCGTCGACGATCAACGCCGCGATCGCGGCCGAGGCCGCGGACGATGACTACATGCGGACGGTCGAGGTCGCCGACCTGACGACGATCCCGACCGACAGCCCGTCGGTCCACTACACCGGGCTCGGCCTGACGCTGCTCGAGCAGCGCGTCTTCGACGCCTGGGAGCTCGCGACCGCCGGCACGCCGGAAACGGCCGCTACGCCGGCGGCGACGCCTGGCAGCGGCGGCGCTGCAGAGATCCTGGCGGTCATCGACCAGGCCATCGCGAGCGGCGGCGACGTCGCCGCCTACACGATCAACGGCCGCACCGTGCAGCTCCGCTCGATGCAGGAGCTCATCGCGGCGCGTAAATACTTCCAGGCCGAGCTCGCGCGCGCGAACGGCCTCCGTCGCACGAAGGTCGCCTTCCGATGACTCGACGCATCCAGAACGCAGCGCCGCGCGCGCCGATCTACGCCGGCCTCTCGGGCCGCGTCTCGAGGATCTTCGACGCGGCGATCGGCATCGTCCTGCCTGGCACCGCGCACCGCATGCGCAAGGCGCGCCTGCAGAACGAGGCGCTCCTCGCATATGAGGCTGCGACGTTCTCGCGCACGAATCCCGTGCAGACGAGCGGCTCGGCCGACTCCGAGCTGCTGCCGGACCTGCAGAAGCTGCGCGACGTTTCTCGCACGATGGTCCGCGACGACGCGCACGCCGCGGCCGCGCTTGGCATCCTCGAGGAGGCGATCGTCGGCGCCGGCATCCGGCCGCAGAGCGCGGCAACGCCGGAGGCGACCGGCATGTCCGACGAGGACTGCGCCGCCTGGCGCGCGGCATGCGAGGCCGAATGGCACCGCTGGGCCGTGACCGATGCGGACGCGACGAAGCGCGGCACGTTCTACGACCTGCAGGCGCTCGCGCTCCGTTGCATGGTCGTCGACGGCGAGGCGATCGGGCACGCCGTCATCGGCGGCGACGGTCTGATCGCTTGCGAGCTGATCGACGCGGACCGGCTGCAGAGCCCGGGCTTCGTCGACAAGGATCGACTGCGCGGCGGCGTCGAGCTCGGCAACTTCGGCGAGGCCGTCGCGTATCACGTCCTGCCCGGTCATCCCGACGAGACGCTGCTCGGCGCCCGCTACACCGTGCAGCCGATCCGCATCGAGGCCGAGAGCAACGGCGTCTCGATCGTGCAGCACGTCTTCCGCCGGCTGCGACCTGGTCAAACGCGCGGCGTGCCGTGGCTGTCGGCGTCTGCGCAGTATCTGCAACACCTGCACCATTACCTAAACTCGGAGCTGATCGCCGCACGCGCCGCGAGCAACTACGCGCTATTCATCAAGCGCAACGTGAGCACGGTGGACCAAGACATTTTCCCCGTGCAAGCGAGCGAGACGGGCACGCAGCAGGACTACCACGAGTTCCTTGAGCCTGGAACGATCGAATATTTGAACGAAGGCGAGGAGCCCGTAGCGTTCAATCCGAACCGGCCGGGCAGCGCGTTCACCCCGTTCGTCGAGCGCATGCTGCGCGCGATCTCGTCGAGCATCGGCCTGTCCTACGAGGTCGTCGCGAAGGACTTCGGCCGGATGAACCTGAGCTCGGCGCGCGCGATGATGCGCGAATGCCAGCGCGGCTTCGACTTGCACCGCGCACGCTTGAACCGCGCGTTCAACGCGCCTTGGTGGGCAAACGTCATCCGCATGGCCGTGGCGGCAGGACGCATCGAAGCGCCGGCCGGCTTCCTCGACGATCCGACGCCGTTCCTCGCCGCGCGATGGGTGGCGCCGTCCTACGGCATGGTCGACCCGCAGAGCGACGTCGCAGCGGCGCGCGCGTCGATCGACGCCAACCTCTCGACGCCTTACGAGGAGGCCGCGAAATACGGCGCCGACGCCGAGCAGATCCTGCTCTCGCGCGCGCGCTTCCTGGCACGCGCCGCAGAGATCGAGCGCGAGTTCGGCCTCGAGGCCGGCGTGCTGACGAAGGAAAGCCCAGAGCGCATCGAGAGCACGTCGCGCATGGCCGCGCCGGTCGAGGACGAGACGTCGGCCGAGGATGCAGCCGAGAACGCGGCCGAGGTCGATAGTCCCGGCGAGGTCGAGGACACGACCGCGGACGCTGCCGAGGACGCAACCGAAGACACCACGGAGACCACATAATGCACGACACGATCCGCAACGCCGGCGCCGGCGACACCGTTGCCGTCCCTCGTCGCGCGCTGTTCCTGCGCGACTCGACGTCCGAGGTCCAGCTCGCCGCGCCTGGTGACGAGCAGCCGCGCACGTTCTCGATGGTCGCGCTGACCGGCAAGCCGCTCGCGCACTGGTATTTCGGCACGCTCGCGATCGACCTCGCCGGCGTCCGCATGAAGCAGCGCTTGCCGGTCCTGAAGGATCACAACACCGAAGAGCGGCTCGGCTACACGACCGCGATGCGCAACGAGCCCGGCCGCGGCATTGTCGCCGAGGGCCGTCTGCTGCAGCGCTCGCCGGCGGCGCAGCAGGTCCTCGCCGACTCGGCCGACGGCTTCCCGTGGCAGGCCTCGACCTACCTGCAGGCGAGCAAAATGCAGCGCCTGGCCGAAGGGCAGAGCGACCAGGTGAACGGCTACACCGTCGACGGCCCGGCGATGATCTTCCGCGAATCGACCCTGCGCGAGGTCACGTTCACCGCGCTCGGCGTCGACGATGACACCTCCGCGACCCCGCTCTCGGCGAATGGCGCCGACGACGAGGTCGCTGTCCTACTGACCGCAGACACCATGCAGAACCAGACCCCGGCCGAGCAGGCCGCACCCGCCGCGCCGGCGCCCGCCGCCGCGGATCTCTCTGCGCAGCTCGCGCAGGCGACGCAATCCGGCCTCGAGGCCGAGCGCGCCCGCGTGCTCGCTATCCTGTCGCAGGCTGCCGATGCGCAGCACGACCTCGCGCGCGAGCTCATCACGAGCGGCGCGTCGCTGGCCGATGCGACGAGCAAGATCAACCAGGACCTGCGCGCCAAGCTGGCGCAGGCCAAGCTGCTGCCGGCGAGCTCGACCGCGAGCCTCGCGGTCGGCAACTCGGCGCAGGTCGTCCCGCAATCCGCCGACGCCGCTCTCGCTGCGCAGCCGGAGGGCGAAAAGAAGTGGCTCGCGCAATGGGAGACCAGCGCCGAGCTGCAGCAGGAGTTCGGCGGCGACCAGACGGTCTGGCTCGCCTTCAAGCGGAATGAGGCCAACGTGCGCAAGTTCAGCAAGCAGCACGACGCCGCAAAGGCCAACTAACCAGGAGCAACACAGATGACTCTCAACCTCAAGGGCCTCGGGTCGCGCGCGATCATCGGGGCATTCTTCAAGCGCCTCGAAGAGGCGCAGACGGCCGGCTGGACCGCCGACGTCGCGACGATGTTCAACTCGAACCAGGAGAGCGAGACCTACACGTTCCTCTCCGACTCGCCGTCGCTGACCGAGTGGAGCAGCAACCGCACGGCGCAGTCGATGAAGCGCTTCGAGTTCTCGGTGAAGAACAAGAAGTTCTCCGCCGGTTTGCAAATCGACGAGGACGATCTCCGTCGTGACAAGACGGGCCAGATCCTCGTGCGCGTCAACGAGCTCGCGGCCCGCGCGGCGCAGCTCCCGCAGCGCATCATCTCCGACCTGCTCATCGCAAACGGCAACGCCTACGACGGCGTCGCGTTCTACGCGTCGACGCACAAGACGGAGAGCGGAGCTACGGTCGACAACCTGGTCACGCAGACCTGCACGAGTTCCGGCGTGCCGACCGTGGCCGAGGCCGCAAGCGGCATCCTCAACTCGATCACGCGCATCATGTCCTTCGTCGACGACATGGGCGAGCCGCGCAACGAGTTCGCGCGTCGCTTCGCGGTCATGGTTCCGGCCGCGCTCTACGGCTCGGTCGTCGGCGCCATCCGCAACGACTTCTTGACCAGCGGCTCGAGCAACCAGCTCCTGGCGACGGGCATGGAGATCGTGCCCTACATCAACTCGCGACTGACCACCGCGACGCATGCCTACATCTTCCGCACCGATGCGGACGTGCGCGCCTTCGTCTGGCAGGACGAGGTCGCTCCCATGATGTCGACCCTCGAGGAGGGCAGCGACTTCTACACCCTGAACGACGCGCGGATGTATTTCGCGAAGCGCGTCTGCAACGGCGGCTATGGTCGATTCGACCAGACGGTTCGCCTCACCTTCAACTGATAGGAGACTCGAACCATGGCAAACCTGACTGCAGACAAGATCCGCGTCTACCTGGCCGACGTGCCGACGGTCGACGTCACGCTGCCGCTGAAGGGCTCGACGACCGTCTACGCCGGCGGCTATTGCGAGCTGACGGGCGGAGCCGTCGACGTGCTGGCCGGAGCTGGCACGTTCGCCGGCATCGCGCTTGAGACGAAGACGAACAGCAGCGCCACGGACGGCGCCGAAACCGTGCGCGTCCGCATCATGGGCGCTCTTGAGGTCAGCATTGCGGATACGATCGCGATCACTGACGTCGCGGCGGCGAACAGCATCGAGGGCACCGACTCGGACACGCTGCGCCTGGAAACGGGCACCACCATCACGGGCACGACCGTCGGAAAGCTGATGCGCGTCGTCACGACGGGCGCTTCGGGCACGAACAAGTGCGTCGTCGCCTTCAAGGCGACCGCGCTGCTCCCCTGATCTAGCCATGCGCGACTACACCCTGCAGGAGATCGCGACGGGGCGCGTCCTTGGGACGGTCCGCATCGCCGACGACGTCGGTCCGGGCGAGCTCGTGCTCGCGTTCCGGCGCGATCTGCTGCGAGTGTCGGAGGTCGTCGAGGTCGGCGTCGTCGCCGAGCTCGACGCCAAGCCCGCGCCGGCGGCAACGCCGGCAGCGCGGCCGCGGAGGTCGAAGACGTGACGCTTCGCGAAACGATGGCGCGCCATGCGCGCGACACGCTGACCCGCCTCGATCACCTGGGCGAGGTCATCACCTACACCCCGAAGACCGGCGCCGAGCGCCAGGTCCGCGCGGTCGTCAACCGGCTCGACGTCGAGCCCGCCTCCGGCGACGCGCGCCAGGTCGGCCGGCTGCGCGCCATCATCGAGATCCCGCGCGGCACGACCTACGGCGTCGAGGCCGTCGTGCCAGGCGATCGCGTCACGCTGGCGATGCGGCTCGGCGGCGCCGAGCTCGTCGCGCGCGTCCGGCGCATCGTCACGCAGGACGAGGGAACCTTCGCGCTCGAGGTCGAGGCCTGATGGCATCCGTCCTGAAGGACACGGCGACCGGCTTCGAGGTCCGCGTCGACACTAGCGAGGCGCTCAAGTATCTCCTGCTCGCGCCGCGCAGCGCCTACTTTCACCTCCGGCGCTTCAACTACCTAACGCTCCTCGACCATCGCAAAGGCTGGCTGGCGCGAAAGGGCAACCGATTCGGCCGCGGCGGCACAGGCCAGCGAGGCGAGCCGATCAACGTGACGAACGTGCAGTTCGGCGGCAGCCCGCCGAACCCGAACCAGGTCAGCTACCAGGTCCTGCCGATCGCCAAGACCGCGCGCACGCGGGCCGAGGCCGACCGCCTGCTGCCCGAGATCCGCGGCGACATCTACACCGGCAACGACATCCTGCGCATCCATGAGGAAGGCGAGGACATCAAGAGCGCCCGCTACATGGCCGTCCCGATCGCCACCCGGCCGGCGAAGATCGCGGCGTTTCGCGCGCGCTACCCTGGGAAAAAGCTCGTCACCGTGCCGAGCAAGCGGAACAGCAACCGCCTCGTCTACGAGCAGACGACCAAATACGAAAGCAAGCCGCAGCCGGGCCGCGGCGGCCCGCGCAGGATCGTCGCGCGAAAGCGGCGCCTGCGGTGGATTCTGACCCGGAGCGTCGAGATGAACCCGCTCCTGCAGTTCTACGCGAGCTGGGACGCGCTCGAGCAGCAACGCGACCAGCGTTTCGCCGAGGCAGCCGACGGCATGCTGGCTGACTGGCGCAAGGGGCGGACCTGATGGCGAGCATCCGCGACCAGATCCTGACGGCTTTCGTCACCAGGCTCGGCACCATCGCCGGCTGGAATGCGCAGCTCCGCGGCGCCGTCAACTACGGCGACGCCGCCGTCCGAGCGGTCGTGTTCTTCGCGAGCGAGGACAAGACGATTGCCACCAACGAGACCTACCAGGCGACCATGCAGGCCGGCGTGCTGCTGACGGTCCGCAGCGAGGACGCCGACGCGACGCTCGACGCCGGCAACCCCTACCGCTACCTCGACCGCATGGTCGTCGAGGTCGAGAAGAAAGTTCACGACCCCGACGCGTGGGGCCTCGATCCCGACTACACCGACGCCGTCGTGCTCGGGCATGAGGTCTCGGATCCTGACGAGCAGAACGAGCTGCAGGCCGTCGTGCGCGTGCAGTTCCGCTACCGGCACGACTACCAGGACCCGGCGCTCTAATGGCCGACACCGCGGCAAACTCGCTGCCGATGCCATCGGCCGCAGCGACAACAACGCGCCAGGTCCGCCGACAAACTGCGGCAGGCGACCTGCTGCTAACGCGCGTCCCTGATGCGCAGCTCGCGCCGCGGCTGTTCACGTTTCTCTACCGAGACGCCTACGGCGCCACCGGCGATGCGATTCGCCGGCACTATCTCGAGCACCCTTTCGAGACGTTTTCCGTCAAACTTCCGCGCACTGGCGAATCGGTCTTCGTCCGATACGCCTCGGCGCCTTCGATCGCATGGACGTCGGCCGCTGCTGCGAGCATCACGGTCGAGCTCGAGGAAATGCTCGCGCACGAGTAGCAAATGCCCGTCAACCGCAAACAGCAACTTCTCGCCAAGATCGAAACCTCCGAGGGCACCTCGGCCTCGCCGGCTGGCGCGGACGCGATCCTCGTCTTCGATCCGGCGCTCTCCGACTCCATCGACGTCCTCGACCGCGTGCCGTCCGGCGCGTCGCTCTCGAGAGACTTCGCGCCCGTCGGCCGGCAAACGCGCACCGTGACGTTCCGCTCCGACTTCCGCGGCAGCGGCGACGCGACGATCCCGATCACGGCGCCCGACTGGCAGAAGCTGCTTTTCGCCTCCGGCTACCGCGCAGGCTCGGCGCAGGTCCTCGTGCTCGGCGCCGTGACCGGTATCGGATTCCAGCTCGGCGAGCAGGTCACGCAGAGCTCGGGCGCGATTGTCGGCGTCATCGTCGGCATCTACTCCGCGGCAATCTCTGGGACGCCGCTGCATATCGCGACGGCGTCCGGCAACGTGCTCGTCGTCGCTAACGTGACCGGCACGTTCACCGCCGCGGCGACGACCGGCAGCTCGACGGCATCGACGTCGACGGCGAGCGCGGCCGCTGCGGCGCCTGGCATCGTCTGCCAGCCGACCTCGACGAAGAGCATCGCCGTCACGGCTGCGTCATGGAGCGGCACGGCGCCGGCCGCCGGCGCTGTCGTTACGATCGAAAACCCGGCCGGATCGCCGATCGGCGCGATGCAGCTGCTCGTCGACAACGGCTCGACGATGACGGACTTCTCGGCGTCGCTGCTCTACGGCTCGGCGCTCGCTACGTACACCCTGCGCGCAGCGGACGGCACGTCGACGACGACGATTTCGACGGCTGCCCAATCGCTCACGCCGTCGCTGACGATCCGGCACAACCTCGACGGCCGGCAGCGCGACCTGCTGGGCGCCCGTGGCGACTTCACGCTCGAGGGCGAGGTCGGTCAGCCGATGCAGTTCTCGTGGACGTTCTCCGGCGACATCGGCACGACGGTCGACGCGCCGGCTGTCACGACGTCCGGCCTATCGACGATCCGGCCGCCGCGCCTGCTCGGCGCATTCTGCACCTACGGCTACGGCTCGTCGCTGCACCGCATCCCGACGAAGCGCGTCTCGTTCGCGCAGGGCAACACCGTCAACCCCAACCTCGACGCCAACCGCGCCGGCGGCGCGACTGGCAGCAACATCACCGACCGCGACCCGGCGTTCACCGTTACCGTCGACGCGATTCACGGCGGCTTCGACTGGGAGGCGATCCGCAACAGCGGATTGACGATGCGCGTCGGTTTCGTGCTAGGCACGACGCCGGGCAACGTGATGACCATCGTCGCTCCGGTCTGCCAGGTGACCGAGGTCCAGCTCGGCGACTCGGACGGCATCGCGACGTTCGACGTCACGATCCGGCCGCGCCGCATCAACGAATCCGGCGACGACGAGGTCTACTTCACGCAGATCTAATCTGCGAGAATCCCTCCATGCCCATCGCACGCAGCACGAAAGAGACGTTCGACTTCGTCGTCACGAACGACCGCGCTTTGCCTAAAGCGCAGCAGACGACGTTTCACCTCCGGCGCTTGCCGACGGTCATCATGCTCCGACTGCGCGACCTCCGAGAAGGCGAGGACGCTGCCATCGGCTCGTGGATGACCGTCGCGCTTCGCGCCGGCATCGCTGGCTGGACCAACTTCCTCGACGCCGACGGGGCGCAGGTCCCGTTCGCGCTCGACGCAGCGCCGGCGACGGTCTGCGGCATCGGTCTTCCGGTGTCCGCGAGCGAGACATCGGTCAATCGACTCGGCGTCGAGGATGCGACCGAGATCGCGCTCGCGATCATGCGCGGCAACGAGCTCTCGACTGACGACGTAAAAAACTGATCCTGGCCGCCG